GCCACATAGACGTTCGTCGGGTTTTATGCCGATAAACGACCCTTTCACCATGTACCGCTATCTGCGATGGTTCGCCCCCACATCCCTTGGCTTGCGCCTTGAGATGCCAGGTAAGATAACCACCTGTAGCGCGCACGCTTTTGGTCTTCCGACCAGCGACCCAGACACGTTTTCCAGTCTTCTTGTTTCGCACAAGATAACCCGGGACGCGTTGCTTGTAGATGTATCCAGAGCTTTTCAGGCTGAATACAAGGCCAGGCACCTGGGCGGACGAAGCGGGGTAAATCCCGCTCTTAGAGTCCGCGTGCGGAGGAACGAAGTTCCACTCTTTCGGTAGTAGTTTCCTAACTACGTAATCGTGGAAGTCGACATTCGTTGAGCCGTTAGCCAAATAGCTGGCGACCCACCCGTTCAGCTGGTTGATTGCGTGAAAGCAATTGCCCCAGTCGTCGAGGTCCTCTTTGATGTAAAAAGGAGTCACGTTAAACCCGTGGAAGTAATGCATACCGCACGACTCCCTAAACGGCCCACTAACCCACGTTTTCTCGACATTTGTCTTGAAACCGCAGTACGCAAGAACGTTTATTAGGTCTGGCGCACACGAATGATGGACTACAATGTCATCACCGTACACACCAACGCGTCTGTCCTCAATGTTCTTTAGGTCAACAACCGCCGATGTCAGGGCCCAGAAAATCAGGGATTCCAACTCGAACGTGAAACCGTTGCCCATGGAACTAACCTTCTCTAGAGTATGCGTACTACCATCCGGGAGTAAAATCACCTCCGAACGAGTCATACTGATGAAGCGGTACCAATCGTAAGGTAACAAATCTTGCACGAGACGCAGCGACACTGAGTCACTAGCAGCCTCGAGATCGATTGTTGCCAAGCTACCGGTGCGGGAACCGCAGCCGGCTAAGTACTGATTGTACGTTTGGTCGTCGAGATCAATACGCACACGCTTCAAGCGACGGCGAACCATCTGGCCAATGCCCTTTTGACAGAGCATGTTCAGTTCCGGTTCTTTCGCCGCACCTCTGAGTGTAACAGTGGTTTTGGGGACGGTGAAGTACACACTGCCATCGACAATTTCGGTCCACGTTGTCGGGTCGCTATCGCGCCCGAAGCGTTCCTGGCAATACATACGCCAGGGTTCGTGGTACCAGATTATCGAAGTTGCCAGCAGTGCGCACTGGCGAGTTACATGTGGTTTGCCCGTGAACTTCACGGGTATCGCCGCATCGCGTCTTGGAAGACGAGTACTCGCACCACTAGAGAAATCTATGTGCGTCACAAACTCATTCAAGTCGAACTCACCTAGTAATCGCGCTATTTTACGCTTAGCCGTCTGGAAGACGTCTTCAGGCGCGAGCATGTCGCTCGTGGGCGCGGTACCGGGGATATAGCCGACCTTGTTGAAAAACTTGCAACGCTGTTCGACCTCAAGAAAACCAGAAACGGTCTCCTTAACCAGCTGTTCCTTAGTCGGAAGGCGGCCACCGAAGTAACCAACCTCGCTCTTGCGCAGCAAGCTGTACGCCAAGTAATCTGCCTGAAATTCCCATGGCGTCCTTGTGAAGGACGTATCAGGGAAGGGCATCTTACTGAAGCCAGACTCACTGAGCTGTCGCAACGCTCCATCCGCATAATGCGAAGAGAGGCCACGAAACAGAGCTGACAGAGGTTTCCTGTGGACAGATGATAAGACGTTTATAGTCATCTGAAATTACACCTAGAAGTAGTGTGAAAAGAATGGCAACGATGAGTAGGGCGAGCCTTACCACATCCATTCAGGATTATCGAACACCTTTACGGTGTCGGCATGAATGATACCATTAGCGGCGAGCACGCGGCAACGCGTACGAGCAGCAACAGGGACATCAGCGGGCGAGATTTCCTCAACCTTGACGGTTACCTGCTTCACTACCTTGGTGCCATCGGCGAGTGTCACTTCAACCGGGGTGTTAACC